GATCAGTTCGCGCAGTTCATCGTTTGCCAATGGTTTTCAGGGCCTCCTTGAGCATTTCGTCGAGGGTTTTGGCGACGGGTTTCGCGGCTTGCGGTTGCGGCGCGTGGGCTTCGGCGGTCGCCTTGGGAACAGGAGCGCGCGAGGCGATCTGCTCGGCGCGTTTGTCCCACTGCGCGGCGCTCCAGCGGTGCGCCTGGATCTCGGGGTGATGGCTGGCGGCGAGCGCATAGACCCACGTATCAAGCGCTTCGTTTCTGCGTCCCTTCTTACACACCCAGCGCTTCGCGCGCGGGTCGTAGGTTTCTGCGGTGAGCTGCTGGTAGTAGTTGGCGTCGAGGTCTGCCGAGAAGCGCATCTTGCGCGCGTGGGGTGGCTTGTCGCTGTCGTCGGTCAGGCGCGCGAAGAGCAGGTCCTTGGCGGTATCGGTTCCGACCAGGTAGAGGTGTATTCCGCGCTTGGTTGTTTTGCCGCGGAAATTGACGTCCTGGGCGGTCGGCCGGCCGAGTATCTGCCGGCTGGGGACGTTCGATCCTTTGATGGCGATGCATCGGCGCAGGGTGGCGCGCGATCGCCTGACGAAGTCGTAGACGCTGTGTGTGTGGTGGCCTCCGGAGTCGACGGCGGTCGCTTCGATGGTCATGATGCCTCCGTTAGCGGCGCGGATGGGTTCGAGCAGGTAGGCGTGGAGCTTGTCCCAGACTTCTAGGCCGGCCGGGTTCCCGCTGATCTGGGTGTAGTCGAGGGTCCAGGTGACGCCGCCTTTTCCGTGACCGAGCACTTGGACTTCTAGCCGGTCATCCTGGGTGTCGACGGCGGCGGTGATGAGGACGCAGCCATCCGGAGCGGTGCGCAGCGAGTAGGGCTCGGCCCGGGCCTGCAGAGCGTGCGGTTTGACTTCGTTGGAGCGGTTGGCGTAGGTCTCGCCGAGGCGTGTATTGACGAAGACCATCAGTTTTTCTGGCTGGCCCTGGGCTTCCAGCCATTGCTCGGCAAGCTGTCGCCAGGATAGGCCGAGCCCGATCGGCGAGTAAAGCGCGCTGAGGTGCCATGATGGATGGGGACGCGCGCCTTCGACGCCTGGTATCCAGCGCGCTTTGCCGCCGTGTCCAAGCTCTGGGAGCATGGTGGTCTTGTGCCGCTCGTCGATTTCGCAGCCGCAGTGCTCGCAGACGTACCAGACGGCGCTGACCAACTTTTCGTTGGCGGCGTTGCGCGTCCAGCGCAAGTTGGCCCACTTCAGCGACTGGAGCTCGTCGCAGTGCGGACAGGGGACATGGTAGCGGCGCTGATCGCCGGCCAGGAATAGCTGTTCGATGCGCGATGCGTCGGTCATCGTCGGCGAAGACGGGACGAATAGCTTGGCGTCGTGGAAGGCGGTGAGGCGGACTTCGAGCAGTCCAAGCGGGTCGCCCTGCAAGTTCTGCCAGTCGTACTCGTCGACTTCGTCTGCGATGGCGTAGCGCAGCGAGGTGCTTTTGAGCTCGGCTGTGCTGCCGGCGGTCTTGGTGTAAAGGATGCCGCCGGTGAAGCGCTTGCGCGCGGCGTTGTTGTCTGACGCGCGGTTGCTGCGCGGGCGGAGCATTGCGGAGACGGCCGGGGTAGCGGCGGCCATCGGGTCGAATTTTTGACTCATCCAGTCGCCGAGCGATTTTTCGGTCGGCATGATCACGGCGCACGGGCCTTTGGCGTGGCAAAGGATGTAGCCGAGCCAGTTCGATGCGATTTCCGTCCCGCCGCTTTGCGAGCATTTCATGAACGGCACGATACGATGCGGTGAGTCCTCGCTGAGTGCGTCCATGATCTCGCGCAGGTATGGCGTGCGCGATGTTTTCCAGCGGCCAGGCTCGGGGCTGCCGACTTCGGACAGCACGCGGTGCGCGTCGGCCCATTCCGAGACGGTGATCGGCTGGCGCGGTTTGCAGGCGCGCGCGGCGGCCGAGTAGGCGAGGAGGTGGGCGGAGTGGGTGGCGGTCACGGGGCTTCGGAGAAGCACGCTTATTTGGCTGTGGCGATTGATTTGGCGAATGAATCGCGAAAGGCTGCCGGCCAGGTTGTTGATACGGAGGTCTTGGCGATCTCGTCAAGGTTGAATACGCGACGGTAAGAGGGCGGCGTGACGAAGAGGAACTTGCAGAACACTACGGAACTGCGTCCCCGGCCACTTCGCTCTTCCTTGCGCTTGTAAATGCCAGGGTGCAAGTGTCCGGCGGATACCGATCCAGGGAAGACAACGAAGTAGCCGATCTCCCGTTCTGTTTTGCGCTTGCGATTCGGCGCCTGCAGGACCAGCAAGTTGCGTCGGTAGGCCGTCAGAACGCCGAGCATCTCCCTTATTTCGGCCTGCTTGGCGTTGCCGCGCGAGTCGAGCGCGAGCGCTTTCCCAGGGGCGAGCTGCCGGCCAGTAGGAACGAGACCACGGGCCGCGAGCATGGATTCTAGTCGCTTGAATGGGCGAACTCCTCCGTGGAACAGGTGCCCGAGCGTCCGTTCGTATGGCGTGCCCTGCGTTTTGGACGGGTCTTTTAAGCGGACGGTGGCGGTCAGGTTGGCTTTGTTTGCGGCCTCGACCTCGAAGGCGCGCAGGGTGTAGGGCGTCGGTCCTCCCTGTATGTCGGCGCGCATGCGCGTTTGAATGTCGCGATTGACGGCGTGCGCGGTGACGGTGAGCGCGCGGGCTGTGGCGAATGGAATCTGCTCGGCGTTTTGTCCAAGCGCCACTAGCGTCGCCTCGAGGCCCTGCGTGCTGACGGCGATCAGCATGGAGTCAGCTCCTTGATGCGGGTGGAGAATTCGCTGTGCAGCTCGTTGAGCACCTCGCGAATCTCGGCCTTGAGCGTGGCGCGCACGGTGTCCAGCGGCTTCTCGACGAGCAGCGGGGCTACTCGGTAGGGTAGCTGCTCGAGTCTTTCCCGGCACATCGTCACGACGTCCTCTATGGCGTCTTCGACGGCTTGTCGTTCGATCAGCTTGCCAATGGCTTTTTCGTAATCCAGGCGAGCTGTTTTGGCGGCGTACTTTTCCTTGAGCGCGCGAGCCGCCTGAAAGCTGATGGCTTCGTCATCCGACGACGGAGCTGGGATATGGGAGACGGTCTGGACGGCTGCGGCGGCGGCTAGCAGGGTGGCGGATCGGTTGCTCGCGTGCCTTTCTGCGACGTCGGAGCGTTTTGGGTCTCGGGTTTCTTCGATGCGTTGCAGCGACGCCTCGAGCTCGACGGCCGCACCATCGGCGGTGAGTACGAGGCGATCCGCGGCCTTGAGGGCGGTGATGTAGCTGCGCGCGGTGCCGAGCCGGCGAGCGAATTCGGCCTGACTGACGGTGGTCATGGATGGAGTGCGTTTGCGGCGGTGCGGGTGGCTCGGTCGATGGACTTGATCTGCGAGTAGAAGTCTGTCACGTGGTCATAGAGTTCCCGGCTCATGTGGATCGCGGCCTGTTCGATTCGCGGGTTGGTGTTGACGTTGGCGGAGGTCTCGACGACGAAGGCGAGCGATGCGTCTGGGCTGATTCCGGCGATGATCTTGGCGTGATTGCGGGCTATTTTGACGGTGGCGAGCTGCCGCGTCTGCAGGTCGAGCACGGCCAGGTATTCGTCCGGGTATTGCGACGGGAAGATCTCTCCGGCGATCAGGTCGAGATGGCCGATGCGCCCGGTTTCGATCTGCTCGCGCAGCCATTCGATGTCCGGCATGGCCATGCACCAGGTGGAGAGCAGGACGCTTTCGAGTGGCGTTTGGGCGGCGATGTGGATCAGGTAGGATAGCGCGTCGACGTCTCCGTGCGAAAGCACGTGGACGGATGTGCCCATTTCTAGCGTGCTGGGGAGGATCGAGCGGAGATGCTCTTCCGTCCTGGCTCGGCGAGTGAGTACGCGAGCGGTTTTGCGCACCAGTGCGGTTGCCAGGCGATCCGCGGTCGCTGTCTCCTGGTCGCGTGCGAGCGAGGCTGCCATGGACGCTAGTTCCTGGTCGAAGAGGTCATCCATTGTTCTGGCGAGGTGTCCGGTTGGTGGAAAGGTCCATCTTGCTGAGGGTGACGAGGCGATCCGGGTCTAGGGTCTGCCGCGTGCCGACTTCGATGCCGGCCTCTTTTGCCCAGAACGTTGGCTGGCCATCGAGCCCAGAACGGATGGCGGCGTTGATTTGCGGACGCAACACCGGATCGTCACGCAGGGCGTCAAGGAATTCGGTAACCCGTGGCATGGCCTGGCGTAAAAGCTTTGCGGTGGTCATAGACGACGGTCTTTCTCGTAGATGTTCAGTTCCGGGTGTTCCGGGCGTGTTCCGGGCGTGTGTTCCGGGCGGAAGCCGCATGAACACTGGCTGTTCCGGGTGTTCCGGGTACTTTTTATGTATACGCGCGAAAGCTTTTTGTGATGTGCGCGCGCGAAAAACACGCTCGCGTGTATACGCGCGTGGAGCCGGAACACCCGGAACACCCGGAACAGCCCAGTATTGGCGGGCGTTTCGCTGTTCCGGGCACCCGGAACAGCTGGCCATTTGCCCGGAACAGAGCCGCTCATCGGTCCGATCCTTTGTCCATTGCCGTGGCGAATCTGGCGATGCAGTCGGTGAACCAGCGCGCATCGGTAATTCCAGGAGGCGGAACGGTGCCGTTGGCGACGACGGCTTCTTTTGGCGGTATGACGATGGGCTTCGGGACGGTTTCTGTAGCGGTGAGCGTTTCGTAAACGCGAGTTTTGGTCTTTTGCCATCCATGCATGTGGTGGACGCAGGCATAGAATTGGCTGGACGTGCGCGGCCTCGACTCGCCGTTGTTGCGGCACCATCGCAGATAGCAGGCGTACAAGTCGGTCGATAGGCACGGGACGACGGGATAGTCGAGGTCGCCCGATATCCAGTCCTGAAGGAATCGTCTTTCGGATGGCAGCGAGAGTTGCAGGAGATGGCCCTTGGCGGTGGTCATCGGCGGGCGCTTCTTGGGGTGGAAGCCTTCGAGGTCGAGGTGCAGTAGGTGGTAGTAGAAGGCTTCGGCTCCGCCTTCGGCGAGCTCGGCGAACAGCCGGTCGTAGTAGGCTTCCGGGTGCTCGGGCGGCGTGTAGACGACCAGATGCCGGCGGTCATCGTTGTCGAGCGGCAGCGGCTGGTCTTCGTTGCTCAGGAAGACCATATTGACGTGGTTGCGCTGCCGGTACGCGGTCCGGTGAAGGTCGCGAATGCGGATGGTCGTGCCGGTGACCAGCTCTTTCAGCTCTCCCTTGATGGCCCACATCTCCTGTCGATTGACGACCTCTTCAGCCAGGATGAAGAGCTTGCTGTCGGTCCAGTCGGCGTTGAACTTGTCCTCTAGCCCGCGCTGGTTCAGCACCGTTGCGTAGTCGCCGTATATCTCGGCGAGGGTCTGGAATACGGTACTCTTGCCGGTGCCCTGGGGGCCGTGCATGATCACGGCGGAGGACATCTTGGCGCCTGGGTTCTGCAGCGGGTAGGCCATCCAGCATTGCAGCCAATGGCTGAGCGCGTGCGGGCATTCGTCGTTGCTGCACAGGTAGTCAATCAGCTCGATCAGTCTCTCGCAGTTGCCGCGCTTGGGCTTTATCGGCCATCCCTGCCAGGTGTTGAGCTTGACCGATGGGTCGGTTCCGGCCGGGTCGAAGCCGATCTCGTCGACGTAGTACGCTCCGCGCTCGATCCAGTCTGGATGTCGTTTGATGTCGTCGGCGCGAACGCCGGCCGGCAACAAGGCGACCATCTGTTTCTTCGACGCCAGGCGCTTTGTCCATGTGTCGAAGACCGAATCTCCCATCCCGTCGTCGATCGGTATGAACCGGCATACCAGCGTATCGAGGTCGAGAACGGCCTTGGCGGCGGGACGTTTGTCGCCGCCCCCATCCCCAGGCGGCGCGAGTGTCGCGCGCGAAGACGGCGAAGTGAGCCATCCCAGCGACGACAGGTGGGCTTCGATCTGCCGGCGAACGACATGCAGTCCTTCGATGTGCGCCAGGTCGTTGAAATCTGTCGGTCCTTTGCGATCAACGGGACGTTCTTCCTCGAAAACCGGCAAGACGACGCTACCGAGCACGGCGGCGGCGGCCGCGCGGGCGGCTATTTCTCCACCGTGGTTTGGCTTTCCGTCGCGGGTCGGCAGGTAGTCGTCATCGGCGCAGAGCAGGATCTTCGCCGCCGGGTATGCTTTCGCCAGGAGCTTGGCGATGGGGAGTAGGTTGCCGGCAAAGAAGGCGCAGTAGACGGTGAGCCCGGTGGCTTGGTGGAGCGTCGCGGAGGTGGCAAATCCTTCGGCGATCAGGAGCAGGTCGCGAGGAATTCCGCCGATCTGGAAGAAGTGGCCTTTGATGGCCGCACCTTTCGGCCAGGTCAGCTTGTCCGTTTCCAGCTCGCCGACTTTCCGGCGTTCAGGAAAGATCAGCTGGAGGCCGCGGATTCTCTGGGTGATGTCCTGAATGGGCACGAGCAGCGTACCGTCGTCATCGATCCGCGCTCCGTGTGGCTGTATACCCTTCCGTTCGAGGTACGGAGAGGAAACCGCAGGGCTAGACGATGCCCAGCGGTCGCGCGCAGCTTTTGCTGCTGCTTCTGCGGATCGCTTCGCTTCCGCGTCGGCATCGGCCAGCGCTTTGGCGTGCGCGGCTCGCCAGGCGGCTTTCTGATCTGCCGAAACGTTCGCCAGATCCGCGCGCGGCAGGGTCAGCTTGTGGACGAAAATCTCGGCTCCTTGGCAGTATCCAAACGAGCCGACGATCAGGCTCCCGAT